GTATTTTCCCCAACCACCGATCTTTCGTATGAATGCACCACTGTGTTGTTTGGTAGTATTATGCATGAAGTATTAATTGGTATGCCACCCAAATACAACATAATGCAATTGCGGTGTGTTTACATAAATATTTACAGGTATAAATCATATCTGTTGTTGTTTTCATTATTATTCCTCTAATAGTTTAATGATTGTAGCGTAGGCATCTTTTTTACCATCGATACGCCCAATTCCATAGTTATCATTTCTATCCCATTGGTCATAACCATCGCTAGTTTGAAATTGTATAGAATCCTTACTGACTTTAGCCTTTAGTTCTTTTAATTTCTTTAACAATTGCTTTCTTGTCATTTGTAACTCCAAATTGTGCCACCTCCCAAGCCTCGATGCGGTGAAGCCTAGAAGGTGACTGTTTAACTAATGTGTGGCTATAATAGCGACATTGTTGTTTGAATGTGAACCTTTTGCCAATTCGCATGGACAAGTGAGTTCAAACTCTGGAACGCATTGTATTTATGGTGCATCGACTTACACAGTGGTATTATGTGTGAAGAAAGCCCCGAAGGGCTGTGATTACTCAACGGGTTCAATACCATCACCAAGTGTGATCTTGTCTTTGTAGACATCTACCATGATTCGTTTGCTAAAGCCAGCTTTGATGACCTCTTCTTCACTCATACCTATGAATTCTACAGGTAATGTGAGCCTGGTTCTCTTCCAACCACTGTAATCGGTAGTGTTGGCGTTGCTGATCCAGTTCTTGTTGGCGTCTTGGTAGAGTACCTGTTCTGTGACAGGGAAGCCATTACCGAAGTCGAATGTGGTTCCTTGATTGTCTGGTCCAAACTTCCAAGTACCGTCACCGTTAGGATTGGACTCACTCATAAGGTTAGGGTAAAGTACAAATTGAACCATCTTTGATTTAGATTTAGACATAACTGTCTCCTTTTTATGTTGCTTTCATAATTAACGAAAATTGGGAACTCATATCCCAACCAAAGGGGGTACCGAGACCATTCTAGCCCCATATCAAAATGCTACAATTTTTGAAAGTTGGGTTGGATTAGGCGCACGAGTAGTGCTATATAAGTGGGTAGAAGTGTCCAAGTTCTTTTCCTGTTGCTTATTTTTTTGTAAAAAAAACCTTGAGAAACTCGCAAAATCTATGCGAAAAGGACGCTAGATTTGCGCTCAAGGACGCGCTCAAGCTAAGGGTTATGCACCTGAAAGTCAAGTTTTATTTTTTTTCCAACACTCTATAGGTTTTCTTTTATAAGTTTGGTTATGAAAAAATACTCCTTAACTATAGTCTACGATGAAGACAAAGAGGAAATCTCCTCGGTAAAACAGAAAATTGTAGACTTAGATCCCAAAACCGCCAAGAAAGAAATGTCCGTATCTATGAACACTCAATTTGCTGAGAATCTTCCTCGATTAGAGCAAGAAGTCATCAATGTGTTGTTCAATGCTGCAGATATTGCTGGTGGTTTGATGGGAGATGCGTGAATACGTTGTTAAGAAGCAAAAGAATTACGTTTACGAGTATGTAGACGAAATACCAGTAGGTTTACCTATCAACTCTGACTGGCGAAGTTCAGGTATTGGAGAATGGGTAACTGCTGACGATGGATGTGTCATACAAATCTTGCGTGCAGGCGAAATGTTGCATCGTAAGAGAAAAGTCCGTTATGTAGGCACTTGTACAGGAACATTTATTTGTTCCGCAAATACAAAGATGGATACCGATCGAAGAAAAAACATTTATTCGTTTGGTGGAAGTCGCAATCATCTCGATTCGGTGAAGGAACGTAAGAACCTCACCGCCCAGGAAGCTTTGTTCGCAAAGTACTTAGCCAATGGGTTATCTCCTCAAGAAGCGTATTTAAAGTCGTTTAACTCGTCCAATCGGAAATACGCAAAAGTAAAGAGTGGTATTTTAATTAAACAGGAGAGAATCGTGTCTGCAGTTAAAGAAGAACTGGATGGAGTCCTCAAAGAAATCGGCATTGACCTTAAATACTTAATAGAAGGGGTAAAAGCTGAGGCTGATAGTGCTGACCGCACCGTGGATCGCTTAAAAGCGTTTCAAATGTTGTGGGATGCGGCTGAAGTCGTTCCAAAGAACAAGGTAACTCAGTTAACAGGGGCTGTATTTCAAGGTTTCGATACCGATCAATTAGAATCCGCTAAAAGACCAGAATTAAAATCAATTGACGACTAGGTCGTTGTAAAAAAAATTTGTCGCAGAGCGACATCCGAGGGGATTATGGACTTCTTAGCATTATACGGAGAGGCTGGTATGATAGGCGTTGTGGGAGCAATGTTTGTTTATTTAGTAGTATCTCTTTCTAATAAATCAGCTAAACAACAAGAAACATTAAAAGAGTTAGAAGTTGAAAATAAAGGTCAATCTGAAACATTAGAAAATTTAGAATCTATTTGTCTCAAATTAATTGATAGATGGGGAAAATCTGATGAAAGAATGGATAGAAAATTTGACGATTTAAATAGGCATATCCGAGATTTGGACTCACAAATAAGTCGTGTAGAAGGTAGTTTAAGTCGTATCAATGGAAAACACTAATGGGAAACCAGATACCGCCAGAAGTTATCGTGCTACTGTTCTTGATGATAATGCCATTATTAGCATTAACATTAAGTGGTTGGCTCAAATTGGGGTCCTTATCGGCATGTTGGTCTATGGTTATTGGCAGATTGAAGCAAGGATTAGACGACTTGAAGATAGCGTTCTTACTCAAACTGAACAAATTGGGAGCTTACTTGATAAGCATATCGTGGAGGAACGGGTTAAACGAGAAGAGTTGGCAGAAAAAGTGAAGTTTTATGAAAAAGAATTCAACATCAATCCTTTGAGTTGGAAAAAGAAGAAAAAATAATGAAATGGGTTCTTAAAGCAATGTCCAATAAAGCTCTGCTTAAAAAAGCAACAGCAAGATATAAAACCTCGGAAGAAAAACAACTTTCGTATTGCGAATCCTGTAAACAGGTATGGGAAAAGACATGGGGAAGAAGTTATTTGTTTTATCGTCATTTGCCAACCTACGGATTGCCAAGAAAAATTTGTAAACATTGTACATAAGGAAATCAAATGAACAGTTTTGAAAAAGCAATGAAACTTGTAGTTACAACCATTTTAGGACAAAAAGAAGTACGCCTTATCGACCTAAAAAAAGAATCTGTTAAAGTAAAAAAGAAAAAATGAGTGAAGCGCAAGAATCTTTTATTCGTAGCCAAGCTCTCTTGATGATGTATAGAAATCAAGGAAAGCTTTATATCGTTAAACGAATACTAAAGCGATTCTTAAAATGCTTGCGTAATGGCTAATATAAATACTCAAAACGTATCCAAAGCGGAAGAAGCGTATGTTCTAGCCAAAGAAGATATGCTTTCGTTTGGAAAGCTGTTTCTTGCAGATGATTTTATGCGTTCGGAGACTCCGTGGTTTCATTACGAGATTGCAGACGATATTATGAACCATAATAAAAAGCAGTTGGCTATTATTATGCCTAGAGGACACGGAAAGACCGTATTAACGAAATGCGATTTGTTGTGGTCCTTCTGTTTTGCAAAGAAAGAGGATCCTTTGTTTTATGGTTGGGTATCTGCTACGCAAAAACTTGCAAGTGGGAATATGGACTATGTAAAAACCCATTTGGAGTTTAATGATAAGATTAAGTACTACTTTGGCAATCAGAAAGGTCGCAAATGGACAGAAGAAGATATTGAACTTGCCAATGGTTGTAAACTGCTCTCGAAGTCCAATGTATCGGGTATTCGTGGAGGAGCGAAACTACATAAACGATACGATTTAATTATATTGGATGATTTTGAAGATGAGAATAATACACTTACTCCAGAAGCTCGAGCTAAAAACGGAAACCTTATCACTGCGGTTGTTTATCCTGCTTTGGAGCCTCATACTGGCAGGCTTCGTATTAACGGTACTCCTGTTCACTATGATTCTTTTATCAATAACTTAATTACCAATAGTGAGCAAGCCAAAAAAGAAGGTAAAAAAGATTTTGCTTGGGATGTGAAACTTTACAAAGCAATTGATGATAAAGGAAATTCTTTATGGCATAGTTGGTTTCCCAAAGAAAAATTAGAAGAAAAAAAGAAATTCTATCGTGATAGTGGTATGCCTCACAAATTCTATCAAGAATATATGATGCAAGTCCAAAGTGAAGAAGATTCAATCTTTAATTCACGACATATTAAATATTGGGAAGGGCATTATGAATGGAACGAAGATCATCAACTTGGATATATATGGCATGACGATCAATTAAAGCCTGTACAAACCTTTGTAGGAGTAGATCCTGCTACCGATGTCAATAGAAGAGGTTCAGATTATAGTGTGTTAATGGTAGTAGCAGTCGATATGAATAATTCGATTTATGTATTGGATTATATACGTCAAAGAGATTTAACGGTTATGTCTATTGTTGGCGAAGATAAAGCAGGTATCGTTGATTATATGTTTGATTACGCCCATAAATATCATCCTTTACTTCAAGTAGTAGAAGATACCACAATGTCTCGACCTATTTTTCAAGCATTACGCAGTGAGTCTATGAGAAGAAATGATTTTACTGTCAAGTGGAAAGAAGAAAAGCCAGGGAATCGTATGAGCAAACGAGATCGAATTCAAGAAGTGCTTCAACAACGATTTGCTATTGGTCAAATATATATGAAAAAAAACCATTACGATTTACATCACGAAATAGTTACATTTGGGAATCGCATGGCGCATGATGACACGATAGATGCCCTTGCCTATGCGTGCAAATACGCAACTCCTCCTCGTAGTCTCGTTAAAGAAAACGGTATTTACCGTAAGAATTCCAGATCCCGTCCCAAAAATTGGGTATTGGCTTAATGGCTAAAAAAGAGGACAAACGAGCAAATAGAGTACGAAAGCTCTTTAATGCTATCAATGATTCTCGTAGACAAGATTGGGAAGTAATTAACCAAGAAGGTCATGATTTTTATCTGGACAACCAAATTTCAGAAAAAGATGTAGAAGCTCTTCGTGAACAGGGGATGCCTACCTTTACCGTCAATAGAATTATCCCTGTTGTCGAAATGCTTAATTATTATGCTACGTCTAATACTCCTCGATGGCAGGCAGTAGGAACCGAAGCCTCCGATAGCGATGTAGCCGCAGTATTTTCAGATGTTGCTGACTATATTTGGAATCAATCAGAATGTCAAACGTTGTACTCGAATGTCATTAATGATGCGATAACCAAATCGCTTGGATTCCTTCAAGTATGTGTTGATCCAAATATGGATAACGGTATGGGAGAAGTAGTGATACAGCAACCAGACCCTTTTGATGTGTATATCGATCCCAAATCAAGAGATCCCTTATTTCGAGATGCATCGCATATTATAATTCGTAAAGTATTGCCAAAGGCACAATTGATCAAATTGTACCCTGAATACAAAGCAAAAATTGTAAAATCCTCTTCCACAGAAGCCACCGAGTATAATTATACAGATAAACCTGAATTCTCTTCTGATTTTCAATACAAAGAGATTACCGAAGGATACGATGAAGATGGAAAGCATAGTCCTATGGTGGAATATTTTGAAGTATACGAAAGAGAAAAAAGAAAATGGTGTAATGTATTTTATCAAAAGATTCCAAGCCCTGAACAGGTAGAGCAGGTTAAAAAACAGGTAGATACTCAAATAGCAGAAGCTAGTGCAGAAATGCAAGTTCAGTTACAGGAACTTCAACAAAAATTACAACAAGGCGTTCAAAGTGGAGAAGTCCTTCCTGAACGTATGGAATTAGAACTGCAAAAGGCAGTAAAAGAAAATGAAGCGCAACTCGCTCTTCTTAGTCAGCAAATGATGGCAGAAGCTCAAAAAGAGATGTCTGTTATTGAAAACAAGATTATTACTGCAGAAGAATACAATGTTCTCAAAAAAGATGAAGAATTTTCTCAAATGATTGTAGACCATGTTTTCTTTTACAAAACAGAAATCAAATTATTAAAAGTCGCAGGGGACGTAACTCTATCAGAGGATATTCTTCCAACAGAGCATTACCCCTTAGTACCCTTTATGTATAAATGGACAGGAACACCTTTTGCCATGAGCGCAGTTGCACCTTTGGTTGGTAAACAACAAGAAATCAACAAAGCCCATCAGCTTATGATACACAACGCCTCATTGGGCAGTTCCCTTCGTTGGATGTACCAAGAGGGATCTATTGATACTGCTTATTGGGAGAAATTCGCAACCGCCCCTGGCGCATTGTTGCCTGTAAATCAAGGATTTGAAAGTCCAAAAGAAGTCATGCCTGCTCAGTTGTCTTCTGCATTTTATAATATTGTTCAGCAAGGCAAAACCGATATGGAGTATTTGGCAGGAATTTATGGTACTTCAATGGGGAGTCCTGATAGTCAGAACGAAACCTATCGAGGTATGTTGGCTTTGGACGAATACGGTACTAGACGAGTAAAGCAATGGTTAAAAAGCAGTATAGAGCCTTCTTTAAAACAATTAGGTCAAGTCGTAAAAGATTTTAGTCAGGGAGTGTACAAGGCACATAAAGTAATGCGAATTGTACAACCCAATAATATTGAAAACATGAAAGAAGTAGAGATCAATGTACCGATTTATAACGATTATGGTAAGGCTATTGGAAAATGGAATGATTATGAAACAGCCAAATTTGATGTTCGTATCGTTGCAGGCTCTACTTTACCTGTCAATCGATGGGCATATTTAGCAGAAATGAAAGAATTAATGAAGCTTGGTATTGTAGATGATATTGCAGTCCTTGCTGAAACCGATATCCGTAACAAAGAAAAGATTGTACAACGAAAAAGTCTATACTCTCAATTGCAATCTCAACTCAGTCAAATGCAAGAACAGGTTAAAGATAAAGATGGAACCATTGAAACCTTATCTAGACAGTTGGTCCAAGCGGGTATTAAGCAAAAAGTTATGCAAGGAGAGGTGGAAGTCAAAAAATCAGTTAATGACAGAAAAATGTCCGAAGGACGTTCTGCAGATCGAGTCAAAGCTGAATCTGATTTACAAAGACAACTCCTTAAAAAGAATTCACAAGAACAGCCTATGGAGGTTAATTAATGAGTGAAGACCAACAAGCAGTAACCCAAGATGCAGTAGAAGATTCTGTATTTGGCTCTGCTGAAGGTTTCTTTGACGATTTGGATCGAGAAGTAAACGGTGCGATCCGAGACGATGAAGAACCTCAAGAAAATCAACAAGTATCAGAAGAACCCCAAAAGGAAAACCCTCTTTTTACAGAAATAGAAGAGGCTCCTCAAAAGGAAGACACTGATTGGAAGAAGCGTTATTCTGATTCCTCGCGTGAAGCTCAAAAAATGAAACAAGAGCTAGACGAATTTGGTCGCTTTAAGCCGTACATCGAAGCCCTTCAAAATGATGAAGGATTAGTTAACACAATAAGGGATTATGTTAAAAATGGACAAAAACCGAAGGAACTGAAAGAAGAGTTATCTCTTCCTGAAGACTTTGTTTTTGATATTGATGAAGCAGTCTCGAATCCAAATAGCGATAGTTCAAAGGTCTTTTCAACCATGATTGATCGTGCGGTAAGTAGCAGAGTGGACAGCAAATTAACTGCTGAAAAACAAGCTACCCAACAATCGATGCAAAAGGCAGAGCGTGATAAACAGGCAGAAGCATTTAAGCAAAAGTCTGGAATAAACGATGCTGACTTTAATGATATGATGGATTGGGCAAATAAACATCAAATAGGGTTTGAGGATATTTATCTTCTTAAAAACAAAGACTTGTACATGTCCAATGTGGCTAAAAGCACAAAAGGTGATATGCTTAAACAAATGAAAGCGGTTCGTAGTATTCCTACCACTGCAAGTAATACAAATTCACAGGCAAAGTCTGTGGATGCAAATGACCAAGTGTTTGATACCATATTAGGACTGGACAATCAGGTAGATAACTTGTTTAGTTAATTCGGTACGTTTGTTTTGACATAACTAAAATCAAAACAAGGAGAAAAAAATGGCAGACAATCCATTATTTCTAAGCACAAGCAATGTAACTCCTTCTGCTGATGGTTCATCCCCTGCTAGTGGTGGTGCGGGAATTGGCGATCTTAGAAGAAGATATGCGTTTGGTAATCGTGTATCGGAGTTAGCAATTGATCAAACACCATTTTTCAGATTTTTATCTATGGCTTCCAAAAAGCCAACCGATGATCCTGAATTCAAATCACTAGAAGAACGTTCCAGTTGGCATAAACGTTATGGATATATTGTATCTGTAGATCAAGATGCAGATGCATCTACGAATCTAGCAACAGATGGTAATTATTCAGCGGCACATGCAACTACAAATATGCTAACAGTAGCAAATCATACTGCTGATGGTTTATTTGCAGTTAAAATGGAAACGGATTTTACTTCTGAAGGAAATGTTCAAAGTGTTCTTGGTCAAACAGGAATCACTATTGGAGCTTCAGGTACAAAACCTGCATGGTTAGTTCCAGGTCAATTACTTCGTATTCCAGTAGATGTTGTAACCTCTGTAAGTAATGCAACCAAAATCAGAGATGATTATATGGTGTGTTCTGTTCAAAGCTTTAAAACCTTAGCAACAGATACCAATGCAGTAGGAATTCTTTTAAAATGCGTAAGACCTGTAGCAGTTACAGGTGCATATAGATGCGTTTTCAAAGGATCTACTTTTGGAAG